TGATGGCGGCGGGGTAGTGCAGGTGCACCGGCCGCACCGACCAGCACACCCGCACCCCCCTGCCGGTGGTCTCGTAGTGCCAGCTAGAGAACACCGGGTCGATCAGCCGGGCCCCCGGGTTCGCCGCGGTGAACGCGGCGAGCCGGGCGCGCGGCAGGTAGACCAGGCCGAATCCGAAGACGTCGGCCACGGGTGCCCCGGTCGGCAGGATGGTCCCGTCGATCGTGGCGAGGTTCCACTGCCCTGGTGTGGGGCCGTAGTAGGTGCGGACGGGGGCGACGAGGATCTCGGCCGGCTGCTCGGCCGCCTGCGCGGCGAAGTGCCGCAGGTCCTCGGCCGAGCAGGCGGTGTCCCAGTCCATTGAGATGACGTTCTCGCCGACGCTGGCCAGTGCCCGGTAGTCGTAGTCGTCGACCGGCACCCTCGGCCAGCCGTCCACGATGTGCGGACGGCCGGCCGGCGGGTGATCCGGCCACGCCCGGACGACGAGCACCGCGACCCCTCGGCCCCTAATTGTTACCGGGTCAGAACGACGGGGTCGTCAGGCTGGTGCCCGAGACCTTCTGGACCGCCGAGGCGTACCGCCGGAAGCTGTAGGCGAAGTACCCGTACAGGACCAGCAGGACGCCAAGCTGGGCGGCCTTGGGCTGCTCGGCGCGGATGAACACCGGGGCGTCGGGGTCCTCCCACAGGTGGCATTCGTCGCTGGCGACGACGTAGACCTCGTCCTGGTTGGTGGAGGCGCCCAGGTTGTTCGGCACGTTGTTGTCGGACACCACCAGCAGCCCCGACGGGAGCCGGCCACGGATCCCGGTCTGGTAGGTGCTGTTCGGGTCCATCGCGCCGCCCTGCCACGGCATCGCCGCGCCCATGACGTTGATGAACGGGAAGTTTGCCGACACCTGCGCGGCCAGGTTCCACCACCGCGTCGAGTACATGATCACATGCGTCGGATTGGCCTGGGCGAGCAGCGCCGCCTCGACCCCGGCCGCCGCGCCCATGATCTTGGAGTAGAAGTTCTGCACGTTGTACGTGGTCGTGAAGTTGTTGGCCACCGCCAGCGCCGACAGGCCGGTCGTGGCCTGGTTGATCAGCGTCGAGTCGAGGTTGGTGGCGTACCGGCGGAACAGGTCCTGCATCGTGACTTCCTCGATGCCGGTGCCCCGGTCGATCGCCTGGCGGGACAGGGTGACCTGCCCGGCGGCGGTCTGCACGTTCTCGGTCAGCAGCGTGTCGTCGATCGACTGGGCGGTGACGCCGGCGGGAAGCTCGGACGCCTGCAACCCGACGGCCGACGGGGTCGTGACCAGGGAAATGTTGACCGTCATCCCGTTGGCGGGGAGGTCGTGGTGGTTGCAGATGTCGGCGAACGGCCGCATCGCGGCCACGGCCGGCGCGTACATGTCGGTGAGGTACTGGGGGACGGTCAGGCCGGCCCAGTTCGCGGTCGTCGAGTCGCCGGCGGCGCGCATCAGCTTGTCGCCGCGCTCGATCCTTTCCTCGGCCATGTGCGAGGCGAGCCGGTTCGCCGCCTCCGGGTCGTTGAAGATCATGGCCCGGGTGACGTCGGACAGGAACCGGACGCCCTTCTTGTCAGTGTCCGGGCGGTAGGTGCGCTCGTTGCGGCCCACGGACACCGACGCGGCCCGGTCAGTGTTCCTGCGGTCGGCGGGCATCACCCGCACCGCGGCCGGGTTCGCGTCGCGCTCGGCCTGGATCTCGGCGGCCTCAAGTTCCTCGGCCTTGGCCCGCTTGGCCTGGTTGAGCCGGTTCTCGATGCCCCGGATGTCGGCCTTGAGCTTGTCCCGCGACCGGAACAGGTCCTCGACCCGCTGGTCGTCCTCGGCGGACAGGGTCGCCTCACCCGCCTGCCGGGACCTTTCAAGGATGATCTTGATCTCGTGCTGCGCCTTGTCGCGCTGCCGCTGCGCCTGCTCAAGCTCGACTTCGATGCCGTTGATCAGGTCATCGACGAATACCGGCATGACTGTGCCTCTCGGGTGTGCTGGGATGCCGTGGACTCGCCGCCCAGATCGCCGGTCTGATAGCCGGCCGTGCGGCGCCGTACAGGACACCGGAGAGGTCTGATTGCCACATGCCGCCGGTCTGATTGCCGGCGCCGGCAGTTCCTAGTCGCTGATCATACATAGCTCGCGGCGCGGCAGGACAGCACCGCCGCGCCGCGAGCCCGACCGGGCGGACCGGTCAGTCGAGGTCGAGCAGCCGCTCAACCAGCGCCACCGACCGGCCCCGGGACGCGGCCTCGACCGGGTCCGGGTCCGCTGCGGCACGCGCCTGCGCGGCCTGGGTGGACAGCCGCTCGATCGTGTGGACGGGGATGCCCAGTTGCCGGCCGAGGGTGCTCATGGCGGCGCGGGCGACCCCGTCGGGCAGGTGCGGCAGCAGGCCCATGACCTCCTGCGACCGGGCCGCGATCGACGTGTACGGGTTGGCGCCGAAGTTCACCGCCGACACGTCGCCCCGGTCCAGGTCCACCGAGTTGATCCGGCACTGGTCGTAATCCTCGTTCCATTCCCAGTCGAGGATCATGAACGCGAACGACATCTCGGTGATGTTCTCGTCGTCGATCGCGGTCAGCAGATCCCGCACGTCGGTGCGGGCCGGGTTCACCAGGGCTTCCATGTGCAGGCCGCGCGGGTCGGCGTCGAGGGTCAGCGTCGGGGTCCCGCCCTTGGTGCGGGCCATCGTCACGCCCCGGTGGTTGGTCAGGAACGCCACGTCGGGGCCGGCGGCGAGGGTCGCGTCGAACGCCGTCGCGGCGATCTCCTCGGTGTACTCGCCCCACATGTCCCACATCGAATACGGCTGCTCGACGACGCTGGCGTACCCGTCGAGGCGCCGCAGTTCCTTCCCGGCGACGACCACCGGCTCGTGCCGGAACTGGGCGCGGAACGTCGCCATCCGCGCGCCGTCGTCAGGCTTGCCCCGGCGGCCGGGCATGTGATCGGCGCGGGCCTGGGCGCCGGCTGCGCGCAGCCCGGCGGCGTCCTCGGCGAAGTGCTCGGCGCGTCCCGCCTCGGGAGGGGTTCCGGCCATGACAGTCCTTTCCTTCGTTTAGCGGCCGGCCCCGATGGCCAGCCGGCGCCGGCCGGGAAGCTCCCGGGCGGTGAACGGGTTGCCCAGCGACGCCGATTGGTCGCCGCCGGGGTCGATCGGGTCGGTCGGGTCCTCGGACGGGTCCTCCCCCGGGCCGGAACCTTCCGGGTACGGCCCCTCGCCTTGCACGTTCCCCACCGGCGGCCAGAAATGGTCGAACTCGGCGACCTGCGCCGCGGTGAGCGCCGGCAGTCCCCAGTCCTCGCGGGCCTCGGACGGGGCGAGGGTGCGCGCGTCGATCCTGGCCCGCTGAAACAGGGCCTTGGCCATCGGGTCCATGCGGAACAGTTCGTCGGGCACGAACTGGCAGAACTGCCGGGCCGGCAGCAGCCCCGCCGACCACTTCCGTTCCCGGCGGACCAGCGCCGGGGACAGGTGCAGCACCAGGAACTGCGCGTTGCGCTGCCCGATGTTGGCATACGTCAGGTCGGTGCGGCCGGTGCGGGCCCCGGTCGGGGTGCCGTCGATCATGTCCACCGGCACATTCATGAACCGGGCCACGTCGGGGACGGTGGCGGCCATCGCGTCAAGCCAGTCCGCCGATGCTTCCTGGGCTTGCATCAGTTCGTAGTCCCAGTCGCTGCCATGGACGAACGGCTCACCGGCCGAGATCGACGCCCGCCACGCCTCCTTGATCACCGCCGTCTGCCCCGGCGGGATCACCTTGGCCGTGTTCTTTAGCCGGGCCTTGGGGATGCCGCCCTGGGCAAACCAGTTCGTCGCGAACTCCTGCACATTCAGGTACAGGCCCAGCGACCAGGCGGCGTAGGCGACCGGCGACAGGCCGACGTACAGGCCCGAGCTTGTGTACTGCTTTTCGTGCCAGATCATCTCCGGGTCATACAGTTTCCCGGCGATCCGGTACTTCCACAGCTTCCCGCCCCGGACCAGCACCGTGCATTCCTGCGACGGCTGCGCCTCAAGTTTGGCCGGCTGCCCGTACCCGTTGACCTCGGTGATGATCGCGATGTGGTTCCCGGCCCGGTCCAGGTCCAGCCGCGACGAGTACAGGTATTCCTCGATCGGCACTTCCGGGCCGCCGGGCGCCGACAGGATCATCGGCGTGTAGGACAGTTGGACCTGCTCCCCGGCGACCATCGTGTACGGCAGCAGCGGCAGGGTCGATTCCATGTCGGCGCGCAGGGTGAGCGCCCGCCACACCGCCGAGTGCCGCATGGCGGTGTCCTGGGTGACGGTCGGGCCGAGCCGCTGAAACGGGCGGGTCGGGATCAGGTCCATCGGCGAACTGATGCCCCACATGCCGAACGTCGGCCCCGGGTCGGACGCCCGGACCTGCTTGCCGGTCACCGACCTCGGCCCGGAGAACACACCCACCTAGCAGCCCCCGATCGACCGGAACGGCAGAGAATCGGGGACCGGCCGGAACGGGCCGTGCGCCGGGCACGAGGACCAGCCGGCCGACGAGCAGATCCGGCACCCGAGGTCGTAGCTCGCGGTGAACACCGGCGGCGCCTTGAACGCCTCAGGCACGAACCCCAGCGGCTGCCAGGCGGCCACGTCGCCGAGGATCTCGGCGACCCGGGCCTCGATCGCCTCGGTCGCGGCCTGGCGCTGCGCCTCGGTCAGCAGTTCCTCGCCGCACACGGGGGCTAGCTGCCGATACGCGAGTCGAGGCGGGTCATGAACCACGCGAACACGCCGAGCCCGGCCCACACGCCGAGCCCGTGGGCGAAGTAGTTGACCGCCCCCCCGACCGAGCACGACCAGGCGATCATCGCCGTCACGCCAGGAAGCGCCCTGATCGTCGTGGACGCCTTGACCTTCCCCCACGCACCCGCCGCCCACGGCCGCCCCTTGGCCGTCAACCAATTCTTGACACCTGACGGGCGAGAGTCCCCGGCCCCTAGTGCGTGGACGTCCGCCACCATCTAGCCTCCCTCAGTCGCGCACAGCGAGCCCAGCCGGCAATACGATGCCGGCCTGCTCGATCGCGCCCAGGTCGGCTGCCCTGAGAATCCCCAGCGACGCCAAGCGCATCAGGTCGGTCGGGCCGTACACGCCCATCTTGACGTACCGGATGACCTCAGTCACGTCATACCCGACCGACTCGCCCACATCGTAGTCAAGATCGCCGCCGAACCGCTTGTGCCCCCAGTGCGCATTCGTGACCGCGACGATCGTCGTGATGTCAATCGCCGCGCTGATCCGGTCCCACCCACGGCCCTCGCTGATCCGCCTCGTGTCCGCCCCGCCGACGGCCTTGCGGACAGCCGGGTCGCCGTACTCGGCGACCTCCGGGGGCTGCGCCCGCACCGCGTCATAGAACTGGCCGAACGCCTGCGCGACGTCCATCGCCCGCATCTGCTCGACCCGCAGGCCGGCGTCCTCAAGGTCGCCGATCAGCGACCCGGCGTCCGTCCTCGGGTCCACAACCCACGTCATCGGCCCGCGCCGGTGGTTGATCCCCACGGCTGCATCGACGACCCAGCCGGCGCCGCGCCGGTGGTCGGCGACCTCGACCGCACGCCGGCCGTCGGGCCGCATCCCGCACACCCCGATCGCGGCGCTGGCCCGCTCGGGGGCGACGTCGATCGCGGCGACCGGCCGTTCCGGGCGGATGCCGTCCCGCACCCGGATAGCGTCCCACATGCGCTCGCTGAACACCGCGAACGCGTCCTCGGCCGACGGGTAGTTTCCCACGCCGAGGACTTCCTGCGCCCACTTCTCGATACCCAGGTTGTCGCGGGTCGCCACGGCGATCTCATGCTCAAGGCGCAGCCCGTACCCGGGGTTCGCGGCGGCGATCGTCGCCTCGTCGTAGGGGTCCAGGTGGCCGGGGACCTGGCAGTCCCGGGGGCAATACTCGTCGTGCAGGATCACCGAGAACTCGGCGAAACACAGGCTCGTGCCGCCGCGCATCCCGTTGCGGCGCACCTTGGCCGACTGGGTCGATTCCTTCCCGATCCCCGCCGAGCCCATGTACCAGATCTGCGGGCCGGCCTGGGTCAGCCGGCCCCGCGCGCTCACCGACGGGATCATCGCCGCGCAGTCGTCGGCGTCGAGGACCATGTCCTCATCCAGCACGATCAGGTCCCCGGTGAACCCCCTAGCGGCCGACTTGGACCGGGCCAGGAACCGCAACCGCGGCGTCCTCGACACGGTCACGTCCCTGGCCCCGGACCCGGTGATGATCGTCGGCGTCGGGAACAGTTCGATGCCTTCCTCGCCGTGCGAGGCGGGAATCCGGGCCACCTTGCGGATCATCGACCGCGTGTTCTCAATCCTGGTCAGGATCCGCAGGTACTGCTCTTGGGCGGTGTTGAACCGGTGCGCCGAATGGATCATCAGTTCCTCGCCGAACACGAACAGGCCGCCCAGTTCCCGGGCCTCAAGGATCGCGCCTTTGCCGTTTTGCCTGCTACAGATCAGCTTGACAGCGAAGCTCGCCCAGCGGCCCTGCTCGGTCTCGCCGAGGGCGTGGATCAGGAACCACGCCTCCCACGGGTCCAGGACCAGGCCCGCCTCGGCGGCCTTTTCCATGCACTCCCCGCCGGCGCTGGTCACCCACTGCGGGCAGGTGAAATACGCCGGCCGCTGCACCCCGAACATCGACGTGCCGAACGGGTCACCCGGGGGGATATACGGCGCCAGCGGCGCGAACTCGGCCGGCAGTTCGGCCCACGGGTCGCCCAGCCACCCGGCCGGCACGTCGAGGACAGTCACCCCCGCTGCGCCGCCGCCAGCCGGGCCGCCGACCGGCGCTCGGCCCGGCGCCGCGCCAGGT